ATACCCGGCCTTCGTAAAGCGCGATTCAAACGCACCCTTTACAGAGAAGCCAGCTATAATTTCATCCATGATCTCTTGATCGATCTTCTCTACAACGGCAGTGGCCTCTTCAGGAGTCAAAAGGGGAGTAGCATACCCAGCCTTCATAAAGCGCGATTCAAACGCACCCTTTACAGAGAAGCCAGCAAGTATTTTTTCTATCGTTTCTGGTTCTGTGACTGCTGCCAGTAGTGCCTTGACCCAAAGATCAGTATTTGTCAGAGTCCCTACGTTCTCTTCAAGTAGTTTGTTGATAAAGGGAACAATAGCTTTCTCTATTGCTGACTTACGTTCCTCAGAAGTGGCGTAATATTTCTCCCCCTCTTTCTTTACAATAGCCTCATAGAACTGCTTACCAAAGTAACTGCCATAGGTGGTACCTTTATATTTCCCCTCGGTAAAGTCTAGGTACGACGGAGAAACCCCTCCCTGAGAGGTAAGTGCTTGGGATAATGCTCTAAATGCTTCGGGGGTTTTGGCAAAGGCTTCTGTATATGTTCCTGTAGCAGAAGGTGCCTCTCTACCAGAAGGCAACGCTCCAGAGGCCTTGAGAAGCATTCCCTGTATTGTGGCCAGCATGTTTTTTATGTCAGGTCGATCGGTATAGTTTCCGCTTATACCAGTAAGTCTGCTATACACCCCTTGCAATATTTCAGGAGACAGCCCACTGAGGTCTGCTTTGGATATATCCCCACTCAAGATTCCTGTCACAATACTACTACTACCCATTCCCTTGAGTAGGTTTGTAACAAATCGAAGAGTAACAGTGATGGGGGGAAGGAACCCTGTGCCTATTGCAGCAAGGGTTTCTGTCCATTCGTTCTTGGCCAACTTTATAGCCCCAGTTGCGCTCTCTGCCATTTTCTTATTGTACTCAAAGAAACGACCCCCCTCAGAGGTCATGTTTATGATTGCTTGTTCGAACACGGGAAGGCTTGTCTGCCCTTCCCTAACCAAAGCACGTATTTCTGAAGTGTTCTTGCCCATTACCTTGGCAACTTCTTCCATGATAGGGATGCCGGCATTAACGAATTGGTACATATCCTGTTGCATAGCTCGGCCCTGAGCACGTACCTGACCATAGACAAGAGCTAGGTGGGCAAAATTCTCGGAGTTTCCTTGAGCGGCATCGGCAAGCCGAGGAAGAATACTCTGTGTTTCTTGTACAGAAAAACCAAAACCGAGAAGTTGTTTAGCCGCAGCGGAGAATGATGAGGAAGCTACAATGGAATCTCTTGAGGTATTTCGTATCCAAGAACTAAGGGCTTCCCCCTGCTCCGCACTTCCAGCAAGTGCCATATAGGATCGCCTCATCTCATCGAACGCCATTGCGGCATTTATACTTGGAGCTACCGCTCCTTTCACCAGATCCACAAAAACGCCAAAAGCCCTATTGACAAGGTATATGGAAGACGCTGCCCCAACCACGTTTCCAATAAGACCTCCCTTCTCAATCATTCTTCGGAGGGAGAAAAAGCCTTCCTTTTCAGGAAACGAACGAGCAAGACGCATATAAGCATCGGCCTCAGCATTAGCAGCAGCAATAGCTTCTCGAGAAGATGTCTTAGTTATACGAGCAAGTGCATTTTGTGCCTGTTCTATGGCTCCTATTTGCAGGAGATTTTTCTTATTGGCCCCATCCCTGATCTTTGCGAGTTCGTTTACCCGAGCGTTGTTGTTTATGTACGCTATTCCTAGACGACCTTCTCCTTCTACGACCTGAGTGTAATATTTCCCTTCCTGTGCCCCAGCCTGTAGTTTTGCGTTACTTCGAGCAATAGCTCTGTTGATGGCTTTAGTGTTAGTAGACCCTTCAAGGGCTTCTAGTTCTCTGATAGAGTCATAGAGTTTATTGGTGCCGGCAATATTGCTTTCACTGGCTTCAAAGGCAGCAACTTTCATCTTGTATAGAGTGGCTATACGGCGTTCTTCGACCGTGATGAGATCTGCTTTTCCTTTCGTCAGTTTTTCAGTAGCCTGGGCCTCTTCTTTGACCCCACTGTCAGAGGCACCGACTTTTATCTTGGAATGGGCTTCGGCCACGGTGGCCGCTCTCGTAAGACGTTCGAGAGCCTCGGCCCCAGCAATGGCGGAACGTGCGTCAACTTCTATCTGTAGCTTACTCAGTTCCGCCATCGACCACCTCCGTACTGTCAGCGAGGATCTCCGATATGACGGAGTTCGCTTCCTTGTCCAATGCCATAATAGCACTTATTTCGAGGGGTGACAAGGAGATTCTGTTCAGGTTGCAGTAGGCCTGAAGCTCCATATAGGTAAGTGCTTCCCCCGTTCGGAGCTTCAAATAGTGATCAAGTAAGTACCCGAAGCCCGACGGAAGTTCTTCTGGAATTAGCCTTTCTTCAGCTATTCCATTGATCCTCGCTCGGGCTTCTAGGTGCTTTCTTAGTGTTCCTTCTTTACGCGGGTAGTCGAGCGTGAAACGCTGTCGGACAACGGCGCAGAGTTGCTTGACTCCCTCTTGGTAAAATTTGCCTTTGCGGAGTGGTAACTCAACACTTGTGTCCTGATGTGTGAACACTTGGTATAGAGCATAATCGCGTTTTCTTTGTTGAACACAAGAGGCTTCCCATCCCACTCGGCGCCGTCCCAGTCAGAGGTGAGACGAGCGGCTTTTTCGATCGCCCTATCGACAGATAACCCTTCCTCGACAAGATCCTTTTTCTTCCCGCGAGCATACGCTTCGGCGAGCTTTGCTTGGAACTGCTTCTCTTCCTCGTCAGCGATCTTCGCCGCCTCGGAAGAATCGGGGCCAAGAACTTTGACCCTGAAACCGATCTTGGTTTCCCAGTCCCAATCCAGAATATCGAGCCACTGACCCTCTTCCGAACCCGTGCGAGTGTCGAACCGTGAGAGATTCATAAGTCTTCCTCTTGAAGAAATATGGCCCCCGCTAGGCGGGGGCCGGGTAGCTTAGACGAGCCGCCAAATCTTGCAGGCATTGAACGTTGAACTGTACTCGAGAGCGCTCCACGCCATCGTGATAGGCGTATTGGACTTACCGCGCTGCGGGGCGTGGCTGGTGAGTTTGATCTTCGGGAACTCGATCGCGTAGCCCTGCGTACCGTTGAGATCCAAGATTCTGGAGGTCAACGCCATCGTGGTCTCGGCGAGGTACTTGGTGAGCATCGAGTAGTCTTCCTGAAGCATTGTCATGTTGCCAGTGAACACCGCGTCGTCTGCCGTGATAACGTTCGGCGAATCGCAGAACGCGGGCATGACCCTATTTCCGCCGTTTGCCAAGGCAAAGTCGAAGGCCGTCACGGCGCACGTGGGGGCCGCGGCGTTGTCGAGCCAGAGTTTCGTGTAGGTGTCGTTCGACTGCATGACCTCGTTGGAGTTGGCAGCGACTTCCGTGCCGCCAAAGGTCGTACCCTGGGGGCCAGTGAAAGTCTTGGCAAGAAATCCGAACGAACCGGTGATAATGGCATCCGGCTGGACAGAGAGGGACATGGAATCGGCGATCGCTCCAAGAGCTTGGGTATACGCCGCGATGTCGAGCTGGCTCTCGCAGAATGCAAGTGACTTGCGGGTAGTTCCAGGAAGGATGTACCCCATGCCCTGCGAAGAGACCGTAGCACCCGCCGATGTACCAGCGACAAGGTTAGTCGCGCTGGCGAAGGTCAGCAAATCATCAGTCCGAGCCGAGACTTTGTAGAAGCCGTTGTTGGCCGTGAGGGGGGAAGCGAAACCCGCGATCTTCACCCAGTCACCAACAGCTATTCCTGTTCCAATTCCCGTGGCGCCCATTGTCCTCGTTGAACTCGCAATGACCGTTACGGTCAAACTGGAGTTCGCCGCAGGGGCAGTAACCCAGTCGGAGAAGAACGCCGAAGCGATCAGATCGTCGTAGGTGGCGTAGGAAAGTTCGAACGGCACATTTACACCGACATTCTTGTTCCCAAGCCTGAATCCGGTAACTGCGCGTCTGTCATTCCACTCCGCCGTGCGAAGCTGTGTTCTATCCAGGGTAATCCCAGCGTCCCCGAGTTTACGGAGAATATTGTAGTTGCCCGCGGGATCGGTTCCCCACACGCTCTCTACCGCGTAAGAAAGTCTATTGCGGTTTCCCGCTGCATTAGCCATAAATTCCTCCTACCGTTATACGACGGGAACATCTGCCTCCCATGGGCAGTCCACAACAATACAGTACCATGCCGGGTTGGGATGGTCAATATGTCTCTGCGTCGGGGTGAAGAGCCTCACGCTCACACCATTATAGGTCAATGCCGTTCCACGTTTGAAACACTGCATGACAGCAAGTGCTTCGGTTCGTGCTCGCGTTACCCCCAAACCACGGTTTGGAGACAGAACCTTCACTTGAAATGAGCCAAAGTAACGATCATAAGCGTCGGCCGTGATCGCCGCCGCCATGCCTTTTGAATGAATTACGTCCACCTCGTAGACAGTGGAATTGTCGGGGGCGTCGATCGTCGGGCCGGCAGGCCAACTGACGTAAGTATAGCCAAGACCGCTGAACTGAGTGGAGAGTGCTATCTCTACATCTGCCAATGTGCCCATCTAAAACTCCCTCGAGAAGCCCTTGATACTGCCACCGAAGTAATTGCGTAAACTGAAATGGAACTCAATGAGATTCCGCCGAACCATCCCCGACGGGGCTTGGGTGCTAAAACCATTGATCGTCCTACGACTACTATGCCACGGAAATAGTCCAAATTCAAGTACATTCGCATAGAACTGATCGGCGCCGTTGTAAGCGCTCTTTCCTTGTGCATTGTTCATGAACACCAGTGTTCCTGGATGTTTGGAAGCCCGGAACGAGAATAACTTGGATGCTACGTTGGCCTTTGACACTGTACCGCCTGAATCAAGCCCTGTCACCATCTCGCCATCAGATCCTTTATCTTCGAGTGACCAGTTATCTCGAGCAACGATATTATCGTCAGCATCCATGTCCACGGGCGTCTGTTCAATGACAGGAACACAGAAATCAAGAATGGCCTCGTTGATTCCGAGGTCTATTTCTTGGACAGTGTGGTTTTTCCAAGAAGCGATGGACGCTGCGAAGTTACTCACGGACGTGTACCAACCATGCAAGGGTGACAAGGGCAGGAGCAATGCGCGTCACATTCTGAACCCTGACAACATCGGTCGCCGAGTCCACCTGAATCGTATCCCCCGTGATCGGTTGAACATCTCCAGCGAGAATGAGACGGCGATCTCCTTCCAGAATCACTGTTCCGTCAATTTCTTTCTGCAAGAACGGCTTCTCAATACCGACGGTGGTGTAGGTGATGGGTACTGAAGGAGTGGTAGGGTCAACGTAGACCACCGCTCCCGTAGAATCATTCGTCCACTTGAAGGTGCCCAAACCTCCATCGAAGGTTCTTGTCCATCCAGAGGTAACCGCCGATCCACGGACGATGGTCATGGGCTTCCCATACTTGGTCAACATGGGAAGTACAGTGTTATCACACATGGAGGTATAGTTCATACTCTGACCACCCTCATCCCCGAACCTTTGCAGATCATGTCAAGCCATCCGTGAATTGCACGGAACGTCGTTCCTTGATAACTACCTTCCGAGTAAGAAACCTGTACTGCCCCTTCTACTCGCTCCATGACCACCTGCTGAGAGGTGTTGGGCATCGTAGCGTTCTCTTCGACGAGTTCCTGTAACGCCGCTTCGAATACTGCCCGTTTCAAGTACACAGGGAGGCCGGTGAGTTCGATGCCGTCCCGGTCATAGGCCCCATCTCGAGGCCACGCAAGAGCCTGAGTCTCCACGAGCTTCGTACCGAGGAATTTGTTCACCCCCATGAGGTCGATCGCCCTCGTAGCGCGTACAATGGCTCGTTCCTTCGCTAAGTTGGTTCCGCCCCACAAGGTCGTGGATTCTGTGAAATAGGCGTCGGCTTCCGCAACGGAAACGTAGGCATTGGAAGTGCTGAGACCGGTACCATCGTCTACAACGAAGGCCATTTCCTGCTCCTTATTCCTCGTACCAGAACAAATTAGCGTATACCACAGTGGCAGTTGTGCTTCCGACATTCTTGATTTCGATAGTGTACGCAGTGCTGGGTTTCAACACGATTTCGTTATCCGCTCCAACACTGCCTCCACTTTTGGGAGCCGAAGGAATACCACCAGATCCGATGCTATACTTTCCGACCTCCAACGTTCCAGCCACACTGATAGTAACGCCCTGTTTGACAATCGCCGTTGTCGTAAGGGCCGAGTTTCGGTTCTGGTTCACCACGGTGAGCGCGGTGCCACCAGTAACCGTAGCGCCTTCGGTAATAGTCACTTCAGCTAGGTTGGCCGTCGAAGCAAAGACTGCTGGGCGCAGGTGAACATATTTGGTGGTTGGCCCCGTAGTAATGACGGTCGTCTCAGTAGCCCCAGCTGCCAAGGATGCGGTCTTCCAGTTGGTACGGAATGCCTTTCCTTCGTGAATGTAGGCATGATCCATTGTAATGGTGCGCAAGGTGCTGGTCAGCGCATCCATGGATTTCTGCCAAAATTCCTCTATCTGAAACATATTTGCTGCCTTAGAAAAAGGCTCCGCGAGAACGGAGCCTTTTTCATTTACTTGGCCCGAGAGCCTTTCTTCTCTAATTCGGCTACCTTTTTCTCGAGGGCCGTGACGCGATCAATGAGCATCGCCCATTTCTCGCGTTCCACCGCTCCTTTCGGTAACCGAATGCCTTCCTGAGCTTCCCTTTTATCGGGCATACTCATACCCCCGCGATATTCAGGTTGCGGCTGGTGGTGTAGGCACCACTGACCGCAACGATTTCAGGTTGATACCGTTTGCGAGCCATGTGGTTCCTCCTTAGCCGTTCGTGATGAGGCAGACGACGCCGGTGTTCTTGACATCGTAGAGCCTATCCCACGAAGTTGCCGCGTAAAGATCGGCGTCCGCGGGGGTGACAGCCGTATTCGAAGCCTTATCCCAAGAGAAGCCGAGAGGCTGAATGATGAACTGTTTCCTCATAATGAGGATGTCCACACCGCCGCCACGTTTGGGCTCACGCAGAACTTCGACGGGCTTGATTGACCCCGCATACTCACCGTAACCCACGGCACCAGCGCGGAAGAAGTACGTATGGTATTTGTACCCAGAAGTACCGCCGGCAACCTTATACATGTTGTCCGACACGATGACGCGAAGACCCATGTAGGTGGGGATGTTCAGGTTGGCTTCAGAGTCCTTCACGAAGTCAATGAGGTCGTTCTGGAGCAGGGTAGCATAGACTGCGGAATGCATGGCCACAGCGGTCATGTTGCCAAACTCATCGCCCATCTTCATGATGGCTTCGATGGTCTTGGTCGCGGAGATCTTGTTCGCGGCAGTAGCGGCATCCCCGTCCTCGATGGAAATGTCCACCACGAGCTGAGAGGCATCGGCCACATCATCGGCAATGACACCGCGGATGGAGTAGATCAGGAGATCTTCCATTGCCTTGGCCCAAAATCCGATGGCACGATTGGCGATCGCGGCGTAAGGATCAGAGCCAGCGAAGGCCGCAGCGAGGTCGTTGGAACCCCACGCCTTCTCACGGATCTGGCGAATGGCGATCATCTTGTCGGACGTAATGTTGTTCACAGTGATGTCGACCGTCTCGGAAGGAACGTCAAGCGTTCCAGTGAGATCTTTCCAGTAGGGGACGTTGAACGTCTTACCACCGCCGGCAAGGAAGCCAGCAAGCTGGGGGATGGAGGTCATAATTCCTGACTGGTAGAAACGGTTCTGGTTAAGCGACCGCTCCATGACGTAAGGCCCAAAGACCTCGGGGATAATAACATTAGTAATAAGAGTCTCAGCCATAGACTACTCCTTCATAAGTTGCTTGGCTTTGTCAGGGTCTTTCAGGTACAGTTCAGACTGTTCCTTCAAACTCATCTCAGCCCACTTCTTTCCTTGGACGCTCCCCGACAGGCTCCCTTGAGAACCTGAACCGGAAGTCTTTCCAGCAATGATGATGCGCTTGGCTAGGGGACTCGAGTCCACCCATCCTTTCAGCGCATCCTTGACCGTCAGTTCACTTTCCTTTCCATCCTTCGTGACTTTCGCCGTTACGCGAGTACCGGCGGCATCCTCAACGACAGAAAGCGCGAGCTGACTGGCGAGAAGGCTAAAGGCTTCGTTCTGCGTCTCAGGATCGAATCGGTATTCGGTCATAGCCGCACGAAGTTCCTTTTCCTTCATGGACGCATGGAGCTGTCCGGTAACTCCGGCCAGTTTCTCAACGACGGATTTGGAAGATTCCTCGAGCTTCTTGTGCGAAGTCTTCAGTTCGGCAAGTTGCTGCGTAAGACTCTTATTGTCGGACTCAAGGCGTTCATACTCTTTCATGTCCACGCCATCTCTGGCACGGAGCTTGTCCTTCATCGCCTTAATGTCTTCGTCATACCTGCTGAACGTGCTATCCATCTGCTCGAAAATCTCGTCCGCGTCCTTCTGCTTGTCTTCAGGCAACAGTGCCCGGAGACGCTCCTGGAATTTCATGCCTTTCCCCTTGTCCTACTGGACTTCCTTCCTCTACCGAAGAAGGTTTTCTGGCTATCTGAAATATTACAATGCCTACCGATTATTGTCAAGGCTCCATAACTGTGTTGGGTTTCACGTTCGTTCCAAAAGCGTTCCCTGATCCTGAGGCCGTCACTACTGGTTGCTCGGGCATTTCAGAAATCTCCTTCTTGTGCTCCTCAAAGGTCTTATCGGGGCGAATCAGTTCACCGGCCACCAAGGCCTCATAGAACTCCACATCGGAGATGGATTTTGCCTGGAGAGCGCCTACCAAGGCTATTAGATCCTGAGAACTCATGGGCGACGGGTAGAAATCGGTGTTGAGGCGATAGACTATTTCCCCCGACTCTCCAGCGAACTCGAGAAATAGATTAAGTGCCTGAGTTAACCCGTTACCCACCGCATTAGCAATCGACGCGAGAACAGAATGCTCTCCAGCTCTGTGGATGGCCGCAGTCTCCGCCGCTTCGGCCGCCGCCTGATCAGAAGTGAGGATCTTGGAACCCAATATTGCCATATACTGAGAAATATCGTCCAGCAGTTCTTTGGTTGGCTGGAGTCCATTACCTACGACTTCCAAGAACTTCGCATCTCCACCGAGCTGAAGATTGATTGCCGTGGCCGAACCAAGTTTCAGAGTCTTGACTTCCTCTCCCTGCTCTCCCATGATATTGCCAATCACGACAGGGGTAGGGTTGTCCGCCCAATGTACCGCGTGAATCCTATCAGCCGTCACTTGGTAGTGGTGAATGTTGGCCGCCGCAAGCCCATAGAGAGGAGGTTTATGGGTATGTGCCTCAGTGGCAAGAGGAGTGATGAAAACAAAAGGA